GCGGCAAGGGTGGTTTTACCCATGCCCGAATCACCACAGATGGTGACCAGTACTGGCCGATCAATCGGCTTCGCTACACTATCTAGAATGCCCATTGGCATCTCCTTTCTCTCTGCTACCCCTTGACGCTACTCCAGCAAATGTGCCAGTGTCAACACCGAAATGTGGATGGAGAACAAAAAAATGGAATTACTTGAAAAAATCAGATTGGCCTTGGCCGACCGAAAGCTAGATAAGGTGGCCGCTCAAACGGGCCTGCATGAGAATACTGTGCGGGCAATTGCGTCCGGCAAAAACACCAACCCAACCATAGCGACAGTGGAGAAACTGGCTGCTTATCTGTTCGGTGACAAACATGAAGTATCGTGAATTTTGGGAGAACGGCTATCACGTTTTCGGTCTTCATGGTGCCGACAAAAAAGGTCAATGCACATGTGGAAACCCTGATTGCCAAGCCGCATACAAACACCCGCTGACCAGCAACTGGCAACACACGCCACACTGGTCCGAGGATCAATTGGAAGTCATGGAAGAAACTGGCCAGTTTGCCACAGGCTATGGCGTACTGATTCGCGGCATGCTCGTGATCGACATCGATGCTCGCAATGGCGGTGTCGAATCAATGCAAAAGCTGGCGAATGATTTTTATTCGCTCAGGCAGGCTGGTCTCGTGGTCAAGACAGGATCGGGCGGCGGCTCTCGACACTTCTACTTCAAGCTGCCCGAAGAGATGGCTCTGGTTCAACATTTGGATCAGTACCCTGGCATTGATTTCAAATCATCTGGCTTCGTGGTTGGGCCATGCTCCCTTCACGCATCAGGCAACAGATACGAGGTGTCACATGGGTCCGTCGAAGAAATTGAAGATGCTCCTGACGATATTATCGCGCTACTTCGAAAGCCCGACCGTCATCGCGCCGTCATCGACGGACTCACAGTCGATGTCTCCCATGCCGAACTGGCCGACATGCTGGCCTGCGTCAACCCAGACGCCGACCACGATACATGGATCAAGTGCGGCATGGCCGTCCATCATGCCTCGAACGGAACCGCCTTTGATGTTTGGGACAAGTGGTCAGCCGCAGGGTCAAAATACCCTGGCACCGACACGCTCTACAAACGCTGGCACAGTTTCGGTAAAGCCAGCAATCCGGTCACGCTGGGTACGCTCAAGCATCATGCCGAACAGGGCGGGTGGCTGGAGCCTGTCACGTTTACGCCGAACGAGGAGATTGAAGTCACAGATGCCAACGACACTGACATCGACATCACAGGGATTGACCTTAAAAGACCACCTGGCTTTGTGGGCACCGTCACTGCCTTCATCAACAGCCAATGCCGATACCCAAGGGAAAACTTGGCAGTCGCTGCTGCGCTGACCTCGGTCGGCAACATCGTCGGTCTGCGCTACGCCGATGCCGTTCAGGATGTCACCACCAACGTGTTTGCATTTTGCGTGGCAGGCTCAGGCACGGGCAAGGAGGCCATCCAACAAGCTGCACTGGCAATCCACCGCGCTGCCCGCATTAACGCCGCCGTCCACGGCAACATCAAGTCAGAGCAGGAAATCCTGCGTAACCTGACCGACCATCAGGCAGCGTATTACATTATCGACGAAATCGGCATAATGCTGAAGAAGATCAAAAACGCTCAACAAAAAGGTGGCGCGGCCTATCTGGACGGCATCATCGGCATGCTGATGTCAGTCTATTCCAAAGCCAATGGCTGGTTGCCTGTGACTGGCGACATGCGGAAAGAAGTTCGCAAGTCGCTCCTGCAAGAACTGCAACAGGTCGAGCGCAGGCTGGAAGAAAAACACAGCCCTATGCTCGAAGCCCGTATTCCTGCCATTGAATACGCCATCAAAAGCCTCGATAACGGGATCGAAAAGCCGTTCCTGTCGCTGATGGGCTTCACAACACCTGTGATGTTCGATGATCTGGTGGACTACGAGAGTGCGACAAACGGGTTCATCGGTCGCTCACTGCTGTTTAATGAGCGGGAGACGGTCCCAGAGGAGAAGGAAGACTTCGTGCGGCCTCCGATGGACGAGCGGCTGGCACTGGCTCTGGCCACGCTCTATTCGGCTGGGTCGTACGATACGATGGAAGGACAGCGCATCGAACACTACGGCGAGAAGCTCACCATCCCCACCAGTGACGATGCGCGTGTTATGTTGAAGCAGGTGATGCGGTTGTTCCACGAGATGGCCGAGGAACACAAAGATCGTACTGGTCTTGAAACCCTCGCTCTAAGGGCCAAGGAAGCCGTGGCAAAGGTGTCTTTCATCTTGGCGGTGCCAGAGGGCATCAGGACGGTCGAACACGTCAGATGGGCCTATGCGTTGGTTAGGCGCGATGTGGAGGAGAAGACCCGTCTGGTGATCGGCAACGACCGCCGTAAGGACAGTCCGGCTCAGGCACTCATGGCTCGTATTCTGAACCTCGTGGCAGGCGATCAGGGCGAAACCCTTGGTGTGCTGGTTAACCGAATCAAGAACGTGAAGAAGGAAGACATCCAGAAATGCCTTGATCTGATGATCAAAGAAAAGATGATTGTGATGCAGGAAACCGTACATCCGCGTAAAAAGATTGTGTCAAAGCGTTACAAGATGTCTTAAAAATACGCTGTAAGCCACTGAAAATAGGGGTTAAATGCCCCTATTTTTTTATGAATATTAAAATAATATGGTCATTATCCATAAATTATTTTATAAGTGTTTGTAATTGTTACGTTTTTTGCTCTAAACGTATGAATATTCGCTCCCTAAGAGATATACATATAATTTCTCCATATATAAAAATAAAAAGACATTAAATACCCTTATAATCGTTTTGAGGGAGAGAGAGAAACAGTATCTACTCTTATTTATTATTTATTATTATATATATAAATTATATAAGGATTCCAAGGGCTTCAAGGATACAGGATGGATAGAAAAACGGGGGAAGTGAAATTATTTATCCTTTTTGGGCTTTTGGGTGTTGCAATCTGTTTTCTTTTATGGGATAAACAAATCACGGCATCGCTGTTGATGACGGTAAATGGAGAGATACAATGATTATGAACGAAGCCCGCTACGAAGCAGCTACCCGCCGCCGCATCGCCGAGAACACCCGCATTGGCGGTGAACGCCGTTTCAAGGCCGCACATGCCGATGCCGATGCGCTGATCGAGTTCATCAACTGCAACGTGTCTGACGCACAGATCGAGCGTGGCCCACATGTCAAAACCCCAGACATCAAGTTCATCGACGCATGCTGGTGCAGCATTCAGGTGTTCGGTGGTCTGACCGAAAAGCAGGCGCAGGCAGTGCGCAACGTCATCGCAAAGCGCGAAGAGCGCAAGGCCGAGTTCCGCGCACAGAACCTCGCAAGCCAGCACATCGGCACCGTGGGCGAACGCCGCGACTTCGACCTGACCGTTTCGTTTGTGACTGACTTCCAGACCCAGTTCGGAATCACCAATGTCTTCGGTCTGCGCGATGCAGATGGCAATATCGTGATCTACAAAGGTTCGTCATCCCTCTACAACACCGATGATCAGTTCGCTGTCAAAGGCGACACCGTCAAGGTCAAGGCGACCATTAAAGAGCATGGCGAGCGCGATGGCGTAAAGCAGACCATCATCGCTCGCCCAAAGCAGTAACCCAGTGGGGGCTTCGGCCCCCCAAAAACTTTTTTTGTTTTTTTGCATTTTTATGCTTGTGTTCTGTTTTCTTTTATGAGATAAAGAAATCACAGCAATGACGCTGGTAAATGGAGATGACAGATGTTTCAGCTTATCAACACACAGACCAACGAAGTGGCCTTCACTGGCAAGAGCCTGACCGAATGCAAGAATTACGCGATTAAGAAAAGAATTTTCAAGGTCGAGCGCACAAAGCATTTCCGGCACATCGTGTGTGGGTATTGGGTCATCGAACGCGCTAAATGAAACAACGGGGGCTTCGGCCCCCAACCAACCCAACCATAAATAGGAGATTAACATGGACATTCTTAAAGCACGGTACCACGCACAGGCAGTCGTTGAAGATTCTGTTGCGGCTTATTGGGACACAAAGAGCCAAGACTTTCACAAAAAAGAAATGGTCGTGGCATTCCACAAGCTGGCAGAGGCAATGGGGTTTGCAGTGATACCCTTGCACAAGGCTGACGAAGACGCTACATTGGACGCATGACCAAAAAAATGGGACGGCCATCTTTGTACACGGAACAGCTCGCAGACCAAATCTGCGAGTTGATGTACGATGGCAATAGCCTCATCAAAGCATGCGACGAATTGGGACTGAAAAGATCAACGGTCTGGCATTGGATGGAACAGCACCCAGAGTTTGCGGTCAAATGCGCGCGCGCGAGGGATGCACTGATTGAAGTCAGGCTGCATGAAATCGACAAAAAAATCAAAGGAGGCAAGGCTGATCCGGCCCTTCTTCGCATTCAGGTCAGCCATGAGCAGTGGGTGGCCGAGCGCATGAGGCCGAAGGTCACGCGAACCGAAATCTCCGGCCCGAACGGTGGCGCGATCCAGACCGAGGTCAAGCATGTCGATCTATCGCACCTGTCCGACGAAGAGCTTGACGTTCTGGATCGTGCGCTAAATGGACAAGATTAGCCTTCTGGCAGTATCGGCAGACAAAGCGGCTTGTGAGCGATCACTGGCCGCTTTTGTGCGTAAGGCGTGGCATGTGATCGAGCCTGGACAACTATACGATCACGGCTGGCACATCGACTTCATCTGTGACCATCTGGAGGCCATTAGCAATGGCGAGGAGGTTGATGGTAAGCCCTACAACCGCCTGCTGGTGAACATCCCGCCAGGCTTGATGAAGAGCCTGCTTCTGAACGTCTTCTGGCCCTCGTGGGAGTGGGGGCCGCGCAACATGCCGCACCTGCGCTATGTCTGCGCCGCCCACAAGATTGAAAACCTGTCAGCCCGCGACAGCCGCCGCATGCGTCAGTTGATTACATCGCCATGGTATCAAGAGCGATGGGGCGACCGCGTGAAGCTGGCCAAAGACCAGAACGAAAAGCTGAACTTCGTTAACGAGGCGCAGGGCTTCCGAATCGCTACCGCCATCACATCGCTCACTGGTATCCGTGGCGACCGCGTGATCATCGACGATCCACACAGCGTCGATTCTGCGGCCTCCGAGACGCAGCGTGGTGCCGAGGTCGAAACTTTCCTTGAAGCCGTCCCCAGCCGCCTTAATAACCCGAAGAAGTCAGCCATCGTGGTGATTATGCAGCGGCTGCACGAAGAGGACATCTCCGGCGTCATCCTCGACAAGCAGCTTGGGTACGATCACATCATGCTGCCGATGCGGTACGATCCATCCCGCGCCATGCCAACCAAACTGGGCTACGAAGACCCGCGAGAGACCGAGGGCGAACTGTTGTTCCCGAAGCGGTTTCCGATGGATGTGGTCGAGCGCGACGAGCGCGTGATGGGGCCATACGCCTCGTCAGGCCAGTTCCAGCAGTCGCCCGCTCCGCGTGGTGGCGGCATCATCCAAAGCGCGTGGTGGCAGCTATGGGACAGCGATCTGTTCCCGCCACTGGATTACATCGTCGGGTCGCTCGACACGGCGTACACGACCAAGGAGGAGAACGACCCCTCGGCCATGACGGTCTGGGGCATCTTCAGCCAAGACCCCATCGCACAGGCCGCAAACCAACTGGCCAAGGATGGCAAGTCGTATGTGGTCGAGCGGTCGTACAAGCAGCCGCACCCGAAGGCCATCCTGCTCTACGCGTGGGCCGAGAGGCTGGAGCTGCACGAGCTGGTGGCCAAGATCACCGAGACGGCCAAGCAGTTCAAACTGGATACCCTGCTGATTGAGTCCAAGGCGTCCGGCATCTCGGTGGCGCAGGAGATTAGGCGGCTCAACAACAGTGCGGACTTCGGGGTGCAACTGGTCAACCCTGGCGCACAGGACAAGGTGGCTCGCGCCTATGCCGTCCAGCATCTGTTCAGCGAGGGGCTGGTCTACGCGCCGGACAAATCGTGGGCCGACATGGTGATTAATCAGTGCGCCGCATTTCCAAAGGCGAAGCATGACGATCTTGTGGATACCGCAACACAAGCATTGAAACATCTCCGCACAACTGGCATGCTCCAACGTGCTGACGAGATTAACTCAGACCTTGAGCGGTCGATGACGCACCACGGTGCCGAGCCTGCGCCGCTCTACCCAATATAGGAAATGACAGATGAACAACAATCAACTTCAGGCCATCGTCGAGCGCATCGAGCGTCTCGAAGAAGAGAAAGCCGCACTGGCCGAGGACATCAAGGGCGTCTACACCGAAGCCAAGGGCAACGGGTTCGATGCCAAGATTCTCCGCAAGGTGATTGCCCTCCGCAAGAAGGCCGCTTCCGAGCGTGACAGCGAGCAGACCATGATCGACCTCTACATGTCGGCACTTGGTATGCTGGCTGACACACCTTTGGGTCAGGCCGCTATTGCACGGGACTTGGGCCAATGAGTGACATTTCATTTCCTCCAGTGGACGCCAACCGCATCTTTGGTGATGTAATTGAAACCAGAGGGCAGTGGTACCCAATTGAAACCGCGCCGGAGAATGAGTGGATCATTGTGTTTAAC